TAGTTAGACTAAACTCTCTGTATAATTTTTCCCCAACTCAACTCAAAAAATAATACTCTCTGTATAATTTTTTTCACGCACGAAATTATACTATCTGTAATAAGTCCAAAAAATCGGACAGTAAACAATATTATACAAATAGTATAATTAAATTACATAACAAAAAATTTTAACAAAGTAAAAAATTTTCCTTGACATTTTTTTAAACCTATGTTATATTAATATTACAAAATCAATAGCCGCGCTGGCTTTAAACGCAGGAGTTTTTTATGAAGATTAAAGAATTTGATAGCATTTTTGAGTTTAACGACGTTTTAACGAGTTCGTTAAAGGAATATGAATATAAATACAACGCCTTTTGCGACTTTTGCAAAGAGAATCCAAACGTGCCGTGTTTTTTATGTATTTATGTGTTTAAAAACGAAATGACTAACGATTATTTATTAAATGTTATTTGGCTTTGCGGTTTTGTTGAAGATTGGGAATTACTTTTTGAAAACGACCGCATTATTTGCACAATAAATCAAGATTTTAAAATTGAAAATTACAACATAAAAAAAGCCTGAGCTTTCGCTCAGGTCTTTTTTATTTTTTACGGTCTTTTTAACTTTCCCGCTTTTAGCATATTCAGCATATCAATATTTTGTTGGCTGTTGCCTCGATAGTTTTTAATGCCGTTAGCAGCTGCGATTTTTTTTCGGTAAAAATATCGGCTGTTAACTTTTATGCTGTCGAGCGCGTCAACGATAGATTTATACTTTGTCGCACATTTTGGATAATATTTATTTTTTGCGTTTGTTGTATTCTCTTTTGGTTTTTCTTTCGGTTTTTCGTTAGTTATATAATGAATAAACGGGCAGTAACCCCAATTAGTCCACGAAGTCGCGGAAAGTTTAGTTTTGACAACGCCGTAATTATGTCCCCTTGCTTCGATAACGTAGCCGCCGCCGATATATACGCCGACGTGATTATTTTTAAACACAAGAACGCCCACAATTTCAGGCAAGTTTTTAATTTTGCCTTTAGTTTTGCAACGCTCTAACATACCGTTTGCGCTAACGTCTTCCGACGCCTTATATTTCGGGGCTTTGTTAAAATCTGCATTGCTCCACATTGCGCCTTTAATTAAGCCCACGCAATCGAATACGCGGCGGTTTAATTGCGTTTTTTGTAAGTTCCATTCGTATTGCTGTGGGTATTGTTTCCGCTTGTTATAATAAAGCGTTTTATTGCTTTTTTGACCGAAGCAGCCGTACCAATACGGCGAACCGAGAGCAGCATTGCAATATTTTACAAGTTGTTTATTATTAATCATAATATATACACTCCTTTAAAAGAAAAATTCAATGTTATCTAACGTTTGAATATAATTAATATAATTTTTAATAGCGTCGCTATTTGCGGATTTATAATTATCTGAGCGTTCAAGATATTTTTCAAGCGTGTATTCTTTACCGTATAAGCTGTAATCGTTTTCGATACCGCGCTTAATTTGATAGTTTATACCCTTAAAGAAAAATTCGCCTGCTTCCTCTAAGCTTTCTTGAACAACTGTTTCACTTGCGTATTCCTCATAACTTAATTTTTCAAATAATGTATTTTTAAAATCGTTTTGTAAATCTTCGGGTAAATCGTCTATATATTCCATAACGTTTTTACCTGAGAATCCGCCTAAACTGTTGATAATTTCCGCAGTTGTTGCTTTATCATACATGATAACACCTCTTACCATATTAAATTTTTAATATATTCTTTACGTTCGTTTTGCAACCAATATATAAGACTTTTTGACGTTGTAAAGACTTGAATATTATATAAGTATTGATTAAGCAGTTCTAATTTTCGCACGTTGTCATTTTTGACACTTTCTTTTTTTAGTTCGGAATCGGATATAATAAATTTTTCAAATTTTATTTTTGCTGTATCGGGTATAAATTCAAAATTATGAGTTTTATATGAATATTCGAATCGTTCGGGATAAACCGCGGCTAATAACTTTACGGCATAATTTTTATGTCGTTCACAAAGCGTTTTGCGGAAGTCGTCAAGTGACGTTATGCCGTTTTTTATGTAGAGCTGCGGGGTGATATAAATATATTCGCGCTCGAAGCCGTTTTCGAGTATCTTATAAATATAATACTCGGTATTGCGATATATTAATATTAGCGGTAAAGTTTCAATAGTTGCATTCAATTTATTTAAATCTTCTTTTAGTATGTTTTTGTTTTCTTTCCATTCGCCTGTCGTTCCTACCATATTATTTTTTATTTTTTGGTAGGCGGGAATTTCTTTTAAAACGTTTGCCACATAGAATAAAGCTATTTTAATTTTATATTCATTTTCAAGTATATAATAATCGTTTACTTGTAATTCAATATCGTCAAGTTCAAAAAATCTAAAATACGGGTTAGTTTCTTGACCGTCAAGCGTGTTGCCGATTAAATATATAGTGGCTTCTCTATCTCTGAAAATAGTTGATATAATATTTACAAGGCGTTGCGGCTCTTTGTCTAAATAGTCTTTATTGTTATTCGCTATGAATTCTTCATAAACAACGGCGTCATATTCTGAATAGTTTATATCTTCGTTAGATTTATATTTCTGCTCAACCGATAAAAACATTAGTTTACATAGTATATCGGCGTTTTTACCGTCAAGGTCTGATATAATAAAATAACCTGTGTATCGTTCGCCTTTTTCAATTGATTTTTTATATTTGATTTTCTTTTTATATTTTTCTTTTAATAAATTTTGGACGTACGGCGTAAACCAATTTTTGGAAACGATTTCATCGACTTTACGCCGAAGTAAAATAAATTTTGTTTTTTTCTTAAAATATTTTTTTAGCATTTTAAGTTGTATTTTAGTTGATTTTCTGCCGTGTCTGCCGCCGATTATAAAATAATAAATTGCTTTAACCTTATCAATAGTTTTTTCCCATTCGTCATTTTTTATTTTATCTTTTTTAAGTAAATTAAGCATATTGAATCACCTTTTAAAAATTATCTAAATCGTAATTACCAAAATTGTTATAACCTGTATTGTTGTTATATGAGTAGTGCCAAAGTGTTACACCGTTGTTAAAAATAGATTTTAGTATGTTTTCAAACGCTGTTGGACAAAACGCCGTTAAATTACAATTATTTGTTTTAATGTAATTAAAAAGCGGGCGCGTCCTGAAGAAGTCGGACGGTTTTTTTATTTCCTGAATGGCGTAACCGTAAACGGTTAAAAAATCGTCGATTATTCTACAATTTTCAGCCGTTGGCGAAGTTTCAGCAAGGCGCAATCGGCAAAAGTCATTAGTCATTGTTGTTCGGTCTGAATTATTGCCGATTGAAGCCGTTATACTATTTACCGCGTCGTTAGCCGCAACTTGCATATTAAAATTGTCTTTGTCCATTTCCGCGCCTATACGGTCAATCGCATAAGCCTGACTTACCATAGTGCCGACGCCTTGCGCTAAGGACGTAGCCGCGCCGTAATAGTTACCGCTTAAAATGCCGCCAGCAGCTCCTGAGACGGTGCCGACTGCGTTAGATATTACGCCAATTGTTTGATTTACGGCGGATTCTTTTTGACTCGCTTTTAATACCGCGTTTTGCTTGTCTAAGCTTTGTAAAGCTGTCTGTTGTGCTGTGCCGACATTGTTATTGATGCCAAAAGCGATAGAATATGAGAATTGTAAATCAAAATAGCGTTTGTCCATATCTTTGTAGTCTGTAAGTTCGACTTTATAGGTATCGCCCATTGGTCGCTGACTTAATTTAATTGTTAAGCTTGTTTGACTTGCCAATTGATTTGGCGCAATGGGAATACTAACGCCGTTTTTAGTCCATAGTTTATATGCCCTGCAAAGATTCGTGTATAATTTTTTATTTGTGGGCGTATAACCGCAGGCAAGTGTTGAGTTGCCTATATTTACAGTGTCGCTTATTTCACATAAATTGTTATTATTTAATTCTTCGGTTAGTGTCGCGTAATTTTTCCAACTTGCGGCATTAACTAACCACGTAGGTAGAAAATTAAAGCCGATTAAGTCGCTCATATGATTTATAGTGCTTGTTGTAGTTTCCGCAAGACTCCAAAGATATAGAAGTGCGGAAAGTGTCGCGCTATCCGTCGGTGCTTTAAATTTATAATAACCCGTCATATTTTGTGTGTTGTTACCATTGCCGCCGTAGAAATATTGAATTTGGTCACTGCCTTTGGGGTTATCGGGTTTTGATATAGCGTCAAACGTTAAAACGGGTGTAAAATTTACGTCTGAAAAAGCCGTTAAAGCTCTGTCAATTTCGCTTGTTGCTCCTACGGGTTCGGGCGCTGTATAACTTTTCCAATTTGTATTGTCTTCATTTTTTGAAATATGAGCGCGTTCCAAAATACAACGATAATAAGCGGAGCTATAAAAATACTGCTGAAATATATCGAGTTCAACATATACGCGCGTCGTTTTTTGTGCGAGTATTTCATAATTTGTAATAAAGCAACAATAATAAGTATTGCCTATGTCGTCGGAGTTGCAATAATACAAATAATTTTTGTTTTCGATTCCTGATATAACGCCGTCAAGGTCAATATAGCCGTTCGGCGACGGCACAAGGCCGATTTTGCCGTTTTGTTCCGTTAAATGAGATTTTAAAAAGTTGTCGCGCGTTGCAGCGCTGCCGAAGTCCATAACGTGTTTGTAGTCGTTATTCCATTTAATGTGACCGATATATATTTTGCCGTTATAGTTGCCGTCTTCGTAACTCAATTTATTTCACCCCCTGAAACAAATAATATATAAAATAAACAAAAAATAAATTCAATAAATTCAAAAATTTTTTTCATAATAATATAACACCCGCCGCCCACCCTTTAAGGAAATTAGAAAAAATCTATTTTTTAATTTCCGTATTGTTTATATTTTCCTGTGTTTTTTTCATAAAGTTATCAATCGCGGGAGCTTTTAAAAACTCTTTTCCGTTTTCGCGTATGCTTATAAATTCAGTAAGAATAATATACAAGTTGCCAATGTATATAAAAACGTCAACGTTTTTTCCGAACAACTCAAAATTGATAGGAAAAATAAGTTGCAAGCAAATTGTCATTATTATAAAACTGAAATAGCTAACGCCTTTTACAATGCTTTTTCTAAGCTTTGAGCTTTTAACGTTTTTATTAGCAATTGCTTTTGAAAAACCTGTTATAAAATCGAGAGTGTAAGCAATTCCCGAAATAGCGATTATAATACCATTCGATAAAATAAGTTGTTTTATTGATTCCATTTTTGACTCCTTTAATTGCCTGTTACAACTTGATTAATATTGCGGACTATAACACTGCCTGCCGTATAAGCGGGGTTGCTAACGCCTTCGGTCTTTCTGTAGTTTACCCATTGTTCGGGGTTAGTGCTGTATGACTTGTCCGTGCGCGCGTTTAGCGTGCCGTGATATGCTTTAATGGCGTATTTTACGTTAACCGCGTTAGTAATTAAGCCCGTCGGAAATATGCAATTTTGAACGTTTATTGTGCCACCGCCATTAAAAACGCAATTATCCGTCGCGTTACTGTCGTTAATATCAAGCGGCAAACGATTATTTACGATAATATCAATTAAATATAGATTCGTATTTGAAGTGCAATAAATATGACCGAGCGAGGGCGAAACGTCCTTTTCAATGTTAGTTCGATAATACGAACCCGAAATAACAAGCGGCTTTGTTGTCCTTATGTCAATCGTCGATAAATTACGGCGTTGTCTTATTGATAATTCGCCACGCTGTAAATAGTCGTTATTCTCGAGAAAATCAAGCGCAACTTGAACGCAAGGACAGGTAAAATAATCGTTAATGCTATTCATATTGTCGGCGGGTAAATTGCCATCAATAACAAATATGCCACGTTCCATAACATAACCATTACTCCAATTTACAGCAATAGGAATAGTTATATTATTAGTTGCAAGATTTTGCCTGTAAAAATGCGTTATTGAGTAAGTATTATATTTTGTGGATACTCCGCATAAATTGTAAAAGCTTGCAAGATAAATAACACCGTCAATAACTGTAAAGCCTTCAACTTCGCCGAGTTTATAAGCTCCGTTACTTGCTTTATTCGGTAATTGATAAACCCAATCAACGTATTTAAGTTGCTTGTTATAACGCTTAATTCGGTAACCGCTTGCGCCAAAATAAATATAATTATCTGTGACGCTCAAACCGTCGCTTGTTCCGCTTCTTCCCTCGATTCCGTTAATACGTTCTTCAACAAGTGTTACAATATTACTATTCCAATCGTAAGAATACATATTATAAAATTCATCGAACACGTATAAACCGCCGTCGTAGCTGCAAATGTTATCGCAATAACGTGTATTGTATATCCACCCCGTCGGGGTTTTTGATTCTGCGGTATAACGCTGCAAGCCGCTATCCCAAGCACCGCCGAGCGTTTCACCGTCAAACGCTATACGCTTAATGTCGCACGTTAAACCGCCGCTGCTACCTGCATATGAGTTAGGACTAATATATAAATAACCGTCTTGATAAGTCATACTGTTGGCGTGTCCGATAACTGCAAATTCTTTATCGGTAACGTAAGATAACGAGCCGTTCTGATTAACAGTATAAACATATAAGCGAATCGCGTTATTTTCTTCGCTTACCTTATACCCGTTTTGACAAACATAGGCGCAAGCCCAAAACATATTACCATTAATAGTAAAAACGCAGTTACCTTGCAACGCGCTGTATAGTTCTTCATCAACTGTTATATTAGCGTCAACAGCGGGTAAATTGCTAACACCCCAACTATGCGCCTTATGCAAGATATAGCCCATATGCGCAAGATCAATATTGTCCGTTTTACCCGTCATTGAATTTGTTATAACATTTCCGATAATTTCGGCAAGCTCTCCATTATCGTATAACTTTTGGATTGCTTCAATAACTTTTTCTTTAACGGTGTTGTCAACGTCTGCAAGTATTTTTTCAAGCTCTTCAACGATAGAATACCACGACGTCATAACTTGAGCGTTATTGTTAATTGCACTTGCTAAACGAACAAGTATTTCATAATCGGTTAAACCCTGATTATATAGTGCAGGCAATTCGGGCGCATAAAGAATATTTCCAAAGCGCGCTATTTTATTATTTTTGTTGTCTTTTTCCATTTGCACAACTCCTTTAATCAATAATAAAACTAAATAATATATTAAATTCGTTTATAAGGTTCGTAAAAATTTTGTTATATTCTTTGTTGAATTTTAAAATGCTGTCAAGCATTATGCCGCTTATTGTTTCGCTTTCGTTTTTGTTTTCGTTTTCGTTTAAATCATTCGTTAAATTGCCGTTGCTTGCATATTTGACATTGCCAACACTATTTCCCGCGCTCATCATATTTGCAGGAAACGCCGAAGCTACGTTTTTATTAGTGCTTGTGCTTTTGCTTTCGCCGCTGCTTTTTGTGGTGCTGTGATTTAAAAAAATTTGCTCTTTATTCTCGTTAAAAAACACGTCAAGCATTATGTTATATTCGGGCATAATTTCAAGCATTTTAGAATAGAGTTGAATTGTAAAACTTTCAAAAGTTTCCGCCCTAAACCACCGTTCCCAAAAGCGAGATATAAACATATTTTCAAAAAAGCGTTTAAAATCGTCGCTGGTTATACTGTCAGGCGTTGGATAATCAAAATTAAAAACGACTTTTCGCGCAGCTTCTAATTTTTCAAAGGGATTAAGGTTTTTAAACTCCGGCGTTGCGCTTGCCGTTACTCGATATATGGTACTGCTTTTATATGGCTCTTTACTCCTGTAAATCATATTCCCGCGTCTCCTGTATATTAATATTGTCGTCGCCGTCTTCGTTGATTCCTATATTGATATAACCAACCGATAACGGCGCGGATAAATTAAATTTTTTGTTAGCGCGTTTAAGACAGCTATTTAAAGTTTGCAAAGTGCTTGCGCTGAGCAAATCGGCGGCTTCGTTTTGCGTTTGAATTTCAGCTTCAATTAATCTTTCTTTTTTTTCATATGGCGCGTGCGTGATTCCTAAACGTTCGTGAAGTTCTGAACGTAGCCCCATTTTAGCCGCGTTTATTTTGTCGGCGAGCCATTCAACATTTAAATCTACGCTCGTTAAAAGTTCATTTACTTCTGCTCTATTTTGAACGTCAACCGCAATTATTCCGTTTTGATTGAGAATTTTATTAATGAAAATCTTAATATCGCTTAAATCGTCAGAATTGCCGCGAAGAAGAAGTGCAAGACTTTTTGCAAGTACGTTGTTGTATAGGCATATATCGAGCATAGAACACATACGTGCTTCATATGCGAGACTTTCCACAAATCCTATTCGCGTTTTATTCAGATAAATAATTTCGAATTGCTCCGCGTTAAGCTGTCTATTATCAAGTGATAAATCCGTAAGCGTTACGCCGTTTTCATAATATGGAATAATATTTACTTGCGTAGGTTTCGCATAATAATTCCAACGTGTCGCGGTATAGGGTTGAACAACAATATTTTCGGAAAGCTTCGGCGGATTGAAAGCGCAAATGCTGCCGTCTTCAATAAGCACATTAAAAAAGAAACTTTCATCTATATTATTTTCATCGGCGTTATTTAATTTAAATTTGGATACGGCAAGTGATAAATTGTATTTATATTCTTCGACATATGCTTTTGTACGCTCAATATATGATAACAAATCAAGATTATTTTCACCGCTCGGATAGCCTGAAAAAAGCGTTGTATATGGATTTGTAAAATAACTGTTGTGTACAAAATTTCTTATCGGTATTTGATTCAATTTGTGTCACTCCTTTTGATTCCCACCACCCGCCCATTATGAATATTATAAAATAAATTATTTTGTAGCGTTAATGTCTAAAGCAGGTGAAATAATAGTAAATTCGCTGTCGTTGATAGAAACTACAACGGTTAAATAGTCATAATCTTTTGCGCCTGTAATTGCGGGGTTAGTGGCGTTAATCTTAATAATTGGGGTTACGGCGTCGCCGCTTGCAATTTCTTTCAAGCCGTCTGCAAGATTTTTATCGCCATTAACACCGCAAACGAAATAATTATTTGCTTCGGTTGTCTTAGCTGTTGTTTGATTGCCGCCGAGCTTGCCGAATGTTGCCGACTTAATCGCTACTGTTACGCCGCCGTCGGGTACTGTGCCGCCGTTAAGTTTAACAGTTGTTTCCGCGTCTATGTCGGTAAGATATTTAACGTGGTTATCGTCAGCAACGCGCATTGTATTGGTAACAAGGTCGCTGTCAGCGTCAACAAATGCGACGGCGTTTCTGAACACGCGAATATCGATAGTCTGTTGAATCTGCAAAGCGTGTTGAATGCCCATAGTCATTCCGTTTGTGTTGTTATATTCTTCGTCGAGGTTGTCCTCAAACTTGATAAAACCGCCGTCGCAAAGAATAAGTTTAACGGGCGAAATTTGCTTATTTTCAAACGCTCTTGTTTCCTCGTTATAAGTCGAATAATTAAAAGAATTGAGGGGGATAAATTTAAAATTAAGCTCAACGTCTTCTTTGTTATAAGCAAAGGCGAGAACGTAAGTTTTAAGTTTTGCAATAATATCGGTTGTGCCAATCAAAACAAGGTCGTTAGTGTCCGATTGCGTCCACGCTTCACCCTTTGCGCCCTGAATATTTTTATAATTATTATACTCAGTAGTCGGCTCTGCGCTCATACCCTGAGCGATTCCCACAATTTCGGCAGCAAGAGCTTTCCACTCGTCTTCATTCTGCGGTTCAGTAAATGGCTTTTTGATTACTGCGCCAGCCGCGATATTCTTATTTAGCATCATTTTAACGGCATTAGTTTCGACAATTATGTTGCCTTTTCTCGGTGCCATTACAAGCTTAGCCGTGAAATTATCAAGGTCGTCATATGAAACGAACGCGTCCTTAACCATTTGTTTCGTGATGGTCTGCGGGAAGGTGTGACGTCGGTTAATAGCGAAATATTGAGCGATTGCGGGAGTTTCCCAAAAGTCAAGAATACGGTCAAAGGCTTTCATATCGTATGCAAGAGGGAATACAGGCTGAACGTCTACTTCATAAGAGCCGATTGCGAAACCTTCGCGGCGTTCTCTGAAATAATCAAACGGGCTTGTAAAATAGTTTTCTGCCGTCGCTCTGTAAATAAATTGATTATAAAGTGCGTTAATAAAATCGTTAGCTACAACGGGCTGCGTAAGAATATTACCATACTTCGCAAGCTCTGTAGTGTCTGAAATATGACCGACGGGAACGCCGTTTACTTTAACGTTAGCAATGCCCGCCGCGTCAATTGCGTTGTTAATAATCTTATTATACTCTTCTGTTGTATAAAGCATTATAAATTACTCCTTTACTTAAAATTTTCTAATAAGGTCGTCGATTTCGTTTTCTTCCTCGTCGTCCCTATCGTCAAGCTCTCTGTTTTCAAGAGCAATTTTACCGTAACGCTGCGCAAGCGCGCTGTTACTTTCTTTAAGTGTGTTAATTGTTTCATCGCGTGCCTTTACGTCTTCTTTAAGTGATTCAATTTCAGAATCTTTTTGAAGTTCGGTTTCGTCTCGCTCTGATTTGTAGTCACGCATAGCAAGTTTTAAATCTGCAATTTTTGTACTACGGATATCAATGTCAGATTCCGCAAGCACTTCATCAAGCTTTGTTTCAAGTTCTTCAAGTGTCATAACTTTATATAATTCCTTTCTATAAAAAAATAAAAAATAACAAAATCAATATACCCGTTAACTAACTACCAAGTGAGAACGTTATTATAGTTTTAACGTAGTAGGGAAAGATTTTGTTATTTATAATTTATTGTTTAGTATTCGAGAAGTTTAAGAATATAAGTATGTCCGCGTTTTGTGTCTTTTTCTTCAACTGTTGCGATAATGTCATCGTTAATGATATAAAAGCCGTTTTGCTCTTGACCGAACGCCTGAACGAATACGTGAAGAGAATTAACAAGACCGCCTGATACACTGTGATAAGTATTGCCCTCTGCGTCAATAACAAGTGCGCGTTCTCTTGTCTCGACTTCGCCCGTTTCATTGTTAGTAATTTCGCTCATGGCAAAAGTAACGCCTTTAATCTGAATCGGCTTATTGACCATAGCGGAAAGCCTTATCTCTGCGCTTGTTGCGAGGTTATACATAAGTTTTTTAAGTTCAAGTGAATCTTTGCTACCTGTAAGCACTGCAAGCGCTGTGTTTTTTTCTGTTTTTGCCATAATTAAAAACTCCTTTACTTTGTTGTTAAATCTGTTATAACGTGTTGTATGATATGATTTTCAATTCCGTATTTTTCAAGTGCTGCTTTTATATCGTCAATCGGAATTGTTACTTCTTCAACTGTTACAATTTCCGAATCGTCAAGCACTTTATCACGTCTTGATTTTACCGTTACATATTCGCGCGTTACTGTGTCTTTTTTGTCAATCTTAGTGACAAGATAAAGTTTTTTCATTTTTGTTTTTTGTCCTTTTATTAAGGTGTAAAGATTTATATTAAAATGTGTTATTTTATTTCGTCTGACCACCGAATTTTTTAACACATTAATATATTAACACGACTTTATTATTTTGTCAATATAAAATTTTAAATTATCTTAAATTATGAAGTCGCTGTTATCGTCTGTTATAATTCCCGTTGCCGTTCCTACGATATTTGACTTTATATTGCAATTAAAATCATAACCCGCATTAAGCTGTAAGCGTCTGCATAATTGATAATGTTGCCTATTAATTAAACTTTTGCCGCGCGTGTTCGATAAATTATAATCACATTCAGTAATTAACGCCGTCGGACGCTGCGCTATTTTGATTATGTCGCCGTTTTCGTCAAGCGCCGATAACTTTATTATGTCGCCTTTAATGTCGGGGTATTTAATCGTTTTACGCCCCGACACGTCGGAGCATAGTATAACATTCGGGTGATAATATTTATTTACGAGGTCTGTAAAAGCCTGTAAGTCACTTTCTTTTTTTAAAAGTTCGTTATATTTAGCTGTTAAAAAGTCGCTCATTTTTCTTTTATTCACGCCTGCGTTAGTTAATTCAACGTTATCGTTAAAGTCAACCGTCAAGTATTTTTTCGCGCCTAACGTATAAAAATATTTATAGTCGCCGTCGGCTTCCCATATGCCTAAGTTGTATAATTCGCCGTAATATGAAACAGCTGTATCGCATATCTTTTTAATTTTACGGTTGTAATAATTAAATAGTTTTTCTATTATTTCGCGTTCTTCTTTCTTAATCTTTAATTTAATACTGTCAGTGTCCCAATAACATATTGTAGCCGTTTCAGCTTCGTTATATATTATATAGCTCATAAACGCAAGGTCAAGCCGTGCGAACGCAGTAATATACATTCCTGTTATATAATCACGCGTCGTTTGAATCCCGTTACACCCTTGTATAACGTCTTCTTCTTTTTGATAACGGTAAGCGTCTAAATCGAAAGTTATATTATCGTTTATGATTTTTTGAACTAAGATTCCGTACTGATTATTTACGCCGTTTTGCTTCGTTCCCGCGTATTCTGATTTAATAAAACTTTTTCGGTCTTTTAAATCAAAACTATAAAAATTTTCAACCGCAGCTGGAGAGTAAAGCCGCGCACCCGTAAAATCAACTAAATTTTCAATTTTTTTATTTCCCGCTTTTAGTAAACTTAATTCGTTTTTCTTTACTAAATGATAACGCATAGTTGTTTGTATGTATTCGTCCGCCCATTTTGATTTTTTTGTTGCTTCTAAATAATTACATTTTGTTATTTCAAATTCATACATTAAAGAATAACTTAATAAATCATATTCAGTTGCTTTAATCGTTACTTTGTCAGCTTTTATAAGCTTACCGTTATCGACTATAATATTTTTTTTGAAATAATCCGAACCCTTATAATTTGTCTTGCTCATAGCAATTAACGGCATACAGTTATTATTATAAAATTTAATTTGAACGTTTCGTAATTCGCACTCGCATATAAAATGATATTTACACGGATTGAAATAAGAACCGTAAATTTTACCGTTTTGTACTTTATTCCGATAATTTAGCATATTACTTTTAAAATATCGGTAACTTTGAAATTGTATATATTTTAAATTTTCGGTAACGTAAAATTTTAGTGTGTCCGTTAAATTTTCTTTAATCACTTTAAAATCGTAAGGAAAAAAACGCATTGTCATTGTTGCGGGATAATGTGATTTTTTATCTTTGGAAACGTACATATATAAATTACTAAAAATTGAATTATAAGCAATAAAAGGGTTTGCGTGAGTAAAACCGCCCTGAAACGTCTTTTGACGAAATAACAGCCGCTCTTTATCAATTTTTAAATCTTTATCAAGCGGCAAATTGTGAGAAGCCCGCGCGATATGTTTATTTATATTTCTTTTGTTATCTTCTGTGTTACTGTATATATTTTTATTTAAGAATTTACTAATTCCTGTTACAGTAGATACATTGCTTTTAACGTAATCGTTAAAGGTTTTAAATTCTTTTTTTAAGCTTCGTACACTATCCATAACACCTAACGCGGTAACGTCAAGATCGTGTTCATTATATGCTAATTCTTCTTTCGGTAACTTCGAGCCGAAAAAATACTGCTCTTTATATGTTTTATTTTCGATTAGTTTTTTTATTTTGTGTCCGTCTGAAATTTTCGCAAGTGATTTATTTGTGAGCGCGAGCGAATCAATAAAAACAAGGTTTTTAAACCTGAAACGCAACGGCTTTACAGCCGAGCCGCGAAAAATACTATCATTCGTGCAATTTGCCGCGTCTGTTTCTGATAATTCAAACCGCGGGAAAATATTTTGAATCAATTCAAATAAATCATAGTTTAAATTATGGACATAGATATATATTAATTGATTAACATTTTCGGCTTCTTTATTTATTCCCTTTAAAAAATCGGTTAATTTTTGTATAGCGTTTTTACTGTAAAATGCGTGATATTTGCCTGCGTATTCGTTTATATTATCATCATTTAAATTATAATCGTAATTATATTTTTTGATTCCATAAAGATAAGAAAAAGCATATTTATTTTTATAATTTGTTGTTTCGATATCGAAAACATAAAAATAATTAAATGTATTTAATTTGCGGCGACGTGTCTGTATTTTGTTGCTTTGCACTGTATTTAGCACCTTTCTATAATTCGTGTATGTTCTTATTTCCCAACCGTCAACAAATTTTTCGAAACGTTTATTAAATAACTTGTTAAAATTGCCGCATATATCGCGATAATTAACCGTTTTAAACAATTCTTCACGCTTATTATATACGGCAAGCTTAAACGCGCTTATATCTTTACAAGCGTACTTATATTGTAACTTGTTATTATAATATAATGCAAATACCATTTTAAAATAGATTACTAATGCCGTGAATTGTTATTGAATATATGGAATCAAGTGGATAATACCACGTATCACCATTTAGAAAAATCGATTGCGGTTGATGATAACTGATTTTATCATTAAAAGACAAAATTGTAATTTGTTTAAGTTTACATAACAAATTAATTAAATTAATTACTACTTCATTAATTTTTGATTTATTAATCTTCATAAAAAACTCCTGCGTTTAAAGCCAGCGCGGCTATTGATTTTGTAATATTAATATAACATAGGTTTAAAAAAATGTCAAGGAAAATTTTTTACTTTGTTAAAATTTTTTGTTATGTAATTTAATTATACTATTTGTATAATATTGTTTACTGTCCGATTTTTTGGACTTATTACAGATAGTATAATTTCGTGCGTGAAAAAAATTATACAGAGAGTATTATTTTTTGAGTTGAGTTGGGGAAAAATTATACAGAGAGTTTAGTCTAACTA